GTTGCCAGCAAGCTTAAAGTTGGCAACTCTTTTTTTTCTTCTGATAGTCTTGTAAGACCGTCATAGATAGCTCTGGAAACGTCTGTATGCCCTCTATCCATCTTAGACAGGAGGAAGTCAAGGTTTATGATGCCATGGTTTAAAATCGTTTTTACAGCCCGCAAACCGTTATCTAATTTAACTCTTACATCGTCTAAGTTATTGGCAGGCATATTTGGAAGATGAATTACTACAGAGTTAGAGACGAGACTACGCAAACGTTTATCTATAAGATTAATAATATCTTCCACCGGCTCGAATTGTCTTTTTTCTACAAGATATCTTATTTGGGCGGCAACTGCATTATGAGATGAACGTTGTTGTATCGTAACTTGAGAACGATTGCAACGTATCTTATCTACAATTGGAATATCATCATAGTTGAGGAAACACAATCTATCTCCTTTAAGGCTTGTGACTGGAGTTGTGTTACAGGTTTTTGCCATATCTGAAATGATGTTGATGCTTTCAAGATCTGGCATAACTCGAAGGGGTATGCACTCAAAATGACCACGTTCTTGATTTGCCTTAAGGGTAGCTACAACTTCTTCTGAGAAGCCTTGAGCTAAAAACAAAAGAGGTATTTTTGTTTCATATGATTTTGTTAAGATATGATCTATTTCGGAGACATCTTCTAAGACGCCATCGATCAAGATAACCTTACATTTATCTGCTTCCCATATATCGTTATTTTTTAAGAAGAAATTATATGGGTTAACTTTAAAGGTATATCCAAGTTTTTGTTCTATGAGGTAGTTATCTTGTTTACCATTTTCTATATAAACTTTACCTTCTAATCCTGTTAAGCAAACGGCTTCCCATATAACATCAGCCAAAACTTGATCATGACCAGTTGCAAACAATATAGATTTCTTTATATTTTCCATATTTGCAGGCTGGGATATTTTCTGAAGGATATTTTCTATCTTAGATACTTCTAATTGGTAGCCTTCCACAACTAAAGTTGAGTTATCTTTTATTTCATCTCCGGAGAGTAGGGATTTGCTAAAAGAGTTTGCGAACACGAAGGAGTTAGGACCAGCACCTTGGCTCAACATTTCTGTTTGATAAGCTATATTGAATATATGGGAACAGTAGGCACGTTCCAATCTATCTTTGGGTTGCAGAAGATTGATTATGAAGTGGTATGTATCTTTATTTAGAGAATAAAGCTGTTGAGATAAAGATTTTTCTACCTTTTTATAGATATAATCAAGATGTTCTGCGGTATCAAGAAAACTTTTATTGATTATACTTTTATTAGCCCATGTAGTCTTGTGTAACATATTTATATGAGGGTATGTTGGGAGCATAACTGGAGGGGGTCTATATGTCTGAAACAAGTAGAAATGTCGGAGAGAAGATGAAGCTTGAAATGCTTGAGACACTATTAAAGGGAATTAACGATAAACTTCAAAAGGCTGAAGTTTTGAATGGTGGCTTTGATAGTCTTCAAAAAGATATGGCATCTCTTCATCAAAACGTTGGAGAAATTCACTCAGAAATTTATAAAGTCAATTCTGAGTTAACTCATATGCGAGCTCAGAATAGTGACTTCAAAAAACAACTTGAAGATTACAGCGAAGCAATATATCATCCAGATGATGGCATATACAGTCGCATACGTAGAACAAGTGATTTAGAAGATTTGAGAGAGAAAAAGATTGATAAGGCTCTTGCATCTATAGATGCAGTTCAAAAAACTATCGATCCAATTCAAAAGACCGATATGGATTTAAAGAAAATAGCTGGAGATGATCTCAGAGAACTTTCTACTATAGTAAAGACCCGTCAGAACATTGATCGTATATTTTGGATATTAATAACTGCCATAATAGGTGGTGGAGCCAAAGTTATATGGGATTTGATATCTGCTGCTGGTCATTAATTAGACAATCCCCTTTTACGCCAATAAATTACGTAATTAAAACAACAACATATATATTGTTGAGGAGTAATTTATGAGTGAAGTAGTAAAAACCCCAGAAGAGATACTTGCAAGTTGGGCAGACCTTCGTGTAAGCCTTGAAGAATTAGACAAGGATCTAACTAAAAATCTAACCAAAGGAAATGTTGCCGCTGGACGCAGAGCCCGTGCTGGCTTCCGTGATCTTAAGAAAGCTGTAACATCACTGATGAAGGATATGGTAGCTTTAGAAAAAGCTACTGTAACCTCAGAAGAAAAAGGTTGATAATCATGGGATTATTTAAAGGTTTACCTGATAAGCCTTATACAAAGGCTGATTATTACCGTGAATTAGAAGAAAGATCTGCGGCTAAAAAAGCAGCAAAAGCTGCTGCTTCTATAGTTATTAATCCAATTAGAGAAGCTGCTTGGATTGAACCAGAAGAAGTAAAAGTAGCTGCAACAGTATTGCAAACAGATATTGTTGAACCGGTTGCTGAGATTGCCTTTGTGACTGAACCGATTATTGAGCAATCAGCAGTTGCAACGGTTACAGAAGTTCTTATACCAGTAACATCTGACATAACGGAGCCAGTAGTTGTTGCTGGAAGTGCTAATATTGAAGCTTCTATAGAAACAATTGAAGTAAAGACAGAGATAGTTTCTATTAAGCCAACAGTTGTTAGTAACCAAGCAGTTTCTGTGCAAAAGATTAACAAAAGAAAGAAGAGCTGATACCAAATAATGAAAACTCTAATCCTTGACACCAATGTTTTGTTAACGGATCCGGATAGCCTATATGCCTTTGAAGAAAATGAGATAGTTCTTCCTTTTACAACAATTGAAGAACTGGATAAGATTAAAAGCCGTCCGAATGAAGTTGGAGCTAATGCTCGTGAATGTGCTCGTCGTCTATCAGATATGTTATCTGATAATGCACAAGGCGCTTTGAAAACGGGTGTTAAGTTGCCTAATGGTGGCAGTCTTCGTTTAGCAGCAGTAAGTGACTTTACTTATGACGAAGAATTGGGAGGAGATTGGGATCCTACAAACAAAGATAACCATATCCTTCAAGTTTGTAGAGGATTAGCAAAGCAACACAAGGATGAAGGTAAGCCAGCTCCTATTCTTGTAAGTCGTGATATTCTTCTTCGTGTTAAGTGTGATTTCCTTAATATTCCCTGTGAAGATTATAAGAACGCACAAGTAACTGACAATATCAGCGGCGTATATACTGGGTTTACACACCTTGACGTAGCCGAAGAAGATATCCAAGAATATTGGGAATGTGCAGATGACGTTCAGAAAGAATATTATTTAGAATTTGAACCAGAACTTGAAAGAGAATTGGTTCCTAATCAATTCCTAATTCTTGAAGATCCAAATAGTGATGCAGAACCAGTTGTTCGTTACATGAATAAAGATCTTCCATTGAAGATTGTTCATGATATTAAAGCTCCAGTATATGGTTTATTGCCAAGGAACAAAGAACAAACTCTTGCATTAAATCTATTGTTAGATCCCGAGATTAAGCTTGTAACTTTATTGGGAAGAGCCGGATGTGGTAAGACGCTTGCTTCTTTGGCTGCTGGTCTAAATCAGGTTATTGAGAAAAAGCGTTATAAGAGCCTATTCATTTGTCGTCCAGTTGTTCCAGTTGGTAATGACATTGGATATTTGCCGGGCACCAAGGAAGAAAAGCTCGAGCCATGGATTGCCCCTATTAAGGATAATCTTCGTTATCTATTGTTTAGCGGCAAGAAGTCACGTAATAATGAAATGTCATTTAATCAGTTTTTTGAAGATGGACTTATTGAAGTTGAAGCTATTACATATCTTCGTGGTCGTTCTATTTCAGATGCTTTCATTATCATTGATGAAGCACAAAATCTTACAACTCACGAACTTAAAACGATTATTACTCGTGTTGGCGAAAACACCAAACTTGTTCTAACTGGCGACGTAGATCAGATTGATAATATGTATATTAATGCTCTTAGCAATGGTTTAACTGTTGCAGTTGAAAGGTTCAAGCCTTACTCATTGGCTGGTCACGTTACCTTGTTGAAGGGTGAACGTTCTGAACTGGCGACTTTGGCAAGCAAAATTTTGTAATTTGTAATTTGTTACCTCTTTGCTTGCACGAGCATTCTTTTATTTATATAAGGGATTATGCCTTTGAATATATATGTATGATTTATATTTAGGTTGATAATTACAGAATGTGGCAAACGATAAATACATTAATAACAGAAACCAATGGAGGAAGTCCTATCCTATAGGGGTTCCTCGTCGTCCACCTGTAATCATTACAGAAACAAAACTAGGCATAGATGGAAACACGTATACCACTACATTTGATCTTAATCAAGTAATACGTCATAGAGATGTATACGAATTGCTTGGCGATACTATTAATATCGCTAATCTATTAGGCGAATATGATGAAGACTTAATTCATTTTAACAACGAAGAATATAAGTCTTTTTCTTATAATTTTATTTTCAGTAACAATCCAACTGTTGTATTTTCTGTAAATGCTGCCGACGTTGCCCAGCCAAATACAGAAAATCTTAATGTTTTTGGCATAGCCAGGAATACTGGTGGAGGAGTTGTTGCCTTATCTGCGCCATTTTCTGGCACAATAAGATATAGAGCAGCTTATGCATCTTCATATCCAAGTTATTTTACTGGTTCCGTGGCTTCTATATCCCCTACAGCGGGCGTATTTATAGCAAGCGTAGATAGAGAAGTACCAGATAATGAAAGCCATGTAACGGCAAGCTGGGCAGCTCTGGCTTCGGCTGGTCCTGTTATTTTTCAATCTCCATATGATGATAATTCAAACTTTGACGGCAACGTTGCATTAAGCATGAAATATGGAACTTTGAATAGTTCAAGCGAAGTAATTGAAATTTCTGCTCATATGAGCAGTTCAATTTATGTCTTGGCAGTTCAGTAGTCATTTAGAGAGATATTTAAACAAGAAATAGAGATGTAATATGCCAATAGATTTTAGAGCATCCCAAATAGAAACGAATAAAATAATAAGTTCTGGTAGCACCGGAACACCCACGGGTGCTCGTTTAGTTGTCTATCCTCATATCGCTGATGATGGAACGGCTCCAAATCAAGGCTTTATTAATCAATCTGTATTTGTTACAAGTAGCATTGGCACTGATATATTCTTATATGTTTCCGGAGGTATCGGAGAGCGTAATGTCGGAGGCGCTCAATCTATTACTTGTTTCGGTGGTGATGTTCACATATCCGGTAATCTTACAGTAGATGGGACATCTCCTAGTGGTGGTGGCGGAACTAATTTTTTCTGGTCACCTTTAATTAATATAATTGAAGCTTCTGGTTCTCTTACAATTACTGGATCAGGTTATTTTAAAAGCGGTTTGTCTGGCTCTCTTCAAGAGATATCTCCAGGTGTTCCTTATCTTCTTGCAGGACCAAATATAACAATAGCTACCAACTCTCTTGGACAAGTTTCAATAACTGGAAGTGCTGCTGGTGGTGGTGGTTCATCCTTCTATCGTTTAGAAGTTCTTGATTATTATTCTACAAATGCTACCATTGATACTACTGCTGGACAAGTTATATTCCCAGCTAATCAATTTACCGGCTCTATAGTTCTTTATGGCGTTATTGCTAATAGTAGTGCAACCGCAACAGGTAGCGTAAGATTATATAACGTTACAAGCGGATCATATGTTGAAATTGGTGGCATTGGCAATCAATATCTTTCAGTTAGCGGAACAACTCCAACTATCGTTAGCTCTGTTAATCTTATATCTGCAAGCAACTTTAATAGTTCTTCTCAGGCAATATACGAACTTCAAGTTTCTTCCAGTAACGGTGCTTCTTATGGTTTCTTTGGCGGATTTGAACTTAGACCATCTGGAAGCTTTACTGGCGTAACTTATATGACATCTTCTACGTATTACACATACGTATCTGGAACCTGGGAAGACGGCGGAAATAAATTAGCAACTACATCATCCGTAGCAATGTCTGGATTACAAGGTCCAGGTTTCTTTGCGAACAATGTTGGTGCCGACGTTTTCTTCTATGTTTCCGGTTCTTCTGGTAGTAAAGATAGTGCCACTCCTGGCGTTGCTGTATTTGGTGGGGACGTTGTAATATCTGGCGTTCTTCATGGTGGTTCTCCTCTTAAAATTGGTTCTCCAGCTAAGTTCTTCCAAGGACTTTCTGGATCTATTACAACATTGACAGATGGATCGTCCTATCTTGTTGCTGGCAATGGAATTTCTGTAACGAGTGCTTCAAATGGATCTGTCACTATTGCATCAAATGTTGCTACTTTACAGCAATCCTACAATGCTGGACTTCCATTAGTTGGTCTTAATGATTCAAGCGGCTCCATTACTATAACCGGCAGTCTTAATCCTATTGCTGCTTTCTATCCTCCTCTACTAAACTTGAAGCCTGGATTTGGTGGTCCTTATGGTTCAAACTATAGTGCAATTGATGTGTTTGGTTATCTATATACAGAAAGTAATTCAGCTTCCTTAATAAACATTGCAGGATATGGATCAAATGCTGGAGGCGGTGCAATAACACTCAGATCAACTGGCGATGTCAATGGTCGTATTGGATGGATTGCAGGTCCAGGAGAGCTTTATGGAACGGCCCTTACTGCTGAAATACAATATCATCCAAATGCTAATTCACTTAAATTTAAAGCAGTAGGAGCGGGGAAAAAAGTAATCATTGAAGATGGTTCTGGATATGGTGGTAATTTACTGATAACACAAAATGCAGCCGTGGCGGACGGAGGGACAATCGAACTTCTTCCATCAAAGTCGTTGGGATTTGTAATAAATTCTGGTTCACTGGAGCAATCCGGATCCGCTTCATTCAAGAACAAAGTCGAGATAACCGGCTCACTATCAAATGGACAACTTATACAGGCAACAGGTAACTTCTCTCATGCCGAAGGCTACAGCACCACAGCATCCGGGTCATACTCCCATGCCGAAGGTTTTCAAACACAAGCATTAGGAGATGGTTCTCATGCAGAAGGATATCAAACAATTGCAACAGGCAGTTACTCCCATGCAGAAGGAAGCGGATCGATCTCTATCGGCACCTTCTCTTATGCTGGAGGCGACAACACCATAGCATCTGGCTCTTGTCAGACGGTAATAGGTTCCTACAATCTAGAAAACAATACAAATTCTCTATTTGTTATTGGTGATGGAAAATATGTTATCACTCAGGCATTTAGAGGAGATATTCTCAGAGTTAATAAAGGTTCTAGCCCAGGTGATGGTATAGTGGAGATAACCGGATCACTTTCAGTAAGTGGTTCTGGTGGAAGCAATGGGACATTTAATCAATATAGTGGTCTTCGTTATTATCCAAAAATAGTAACTTCTCTTCCATATACTGCTTCTCTTAATGATTATATAATAGCCGTAAGTGCATCAACCGGTGATGGTGTTGCGTTACCTTCTGGTGCCGAATATGGAAGAACATTTATAGTTAAAGATGTTAGCGGATCAGCAGGACAAAACTTGTTAACAGTTACCGCTCAAAGCGGTGAATTGATTGATGGAGCACCTTCAGCCATAATAGCTATTGATTATGGATCCGCCAAATTTGTATATTTTGGTTCAGCAATTGGATGGGGAATAATCTGATGCAAATATTCTCATATCTCGCAAAGATTACTTCGAGTGGCTCTCTTCTATCTTGGGATGGAAACAAGATTGCAGCCTCCAGGGGTATTCTACATAACCCCGAAAAGAATGAGACGACCATAGATGGCTCCGTCTCTGTAGAAAAGGCTATAAGGGTTTCTGGAGGCATTCAAGTAGCCGATGGAACACCTTATGTTATTGCTGGAGAAGGTATAGATATTAAACCAGCTAATTCTGGTGCCATAGAAATATCTACAAAATCTCCTATATTGTGGCGTTGGAATGAAACTGATGCATCTCAATTTACTATTAATTGTGACACCATAGGAACCGGTTCTATATCTGCCGCTAATACTTCTTGGGGCAAAGCTTTAAGAATTGATTTCCGAGAAAATACCAATGATGGAATATTTGCATTTTCTATTAACGATTTGAATATTCCTCTTGATGAACTAAATCGTTATCGTTATGTGTTGAAATTTAGATTATGTAATTTTTCCGGGATTGCAACTCAATGGACCGGTATAGGTGCAACGTTCTTATCAAATAAGGAAACTGGTCCAAAGTATTATGGTTTGGGTAGCGTTTGCTATTTCAATTCTCAAATGGTTAAAGCATTAAAGATTGAAGCTGGAGAGATAAACATTGGCAAATATAATCCAAATGGTCCACGTATTAACATTACTTCTCAATATGGAAGACCTGTAACAAGTTTTGAACATGAAGTTGTATCAATGATTACAAGAAAATCAATTGGATTTCAAAATACTTGGAAAGTTGTAAATCCTATTTCTTTTCTTAATGGTGCAAACGGATTGGATGATGGTTATTATACGGCTGAGTTTGGAAGCTTTAAAGGTGAGTGGGCAAACCAAAACCTTAATTCTTGTGGACTTATAATAATGGCTGCCGCTGGAAGCGGTCAAGCTTGTTTTGATATTGATTGTATAGAAGTTATAAAACATCCTATGGATTGGTGATTTAATGTCATTCATTGGTAGACCACATATAAGCGGTGCCGTTCTTGTTTGGGACGGCGATAAAATGACATCCGATAAAAAGGTTATCAATTTACAATCCGCCTATGAAAACGAAAGAATTGTCCAATTAGCTGATACAATCCGCTTTATTGGAGATCCGGAAATTGCTGAACCAAAACTTGAGTTAGTTCACACTTCTCCATTTGAAAATGATGAAGGTTTGACAACACTTACAAAAGTTGGGTCAAGTGCTGCATGGATCCCTTTTGCAACATATGATATTTATCAGAACAAAGTTTTTGAAGTAGGAATAGATACCGGTTCTTCTTACATAGCAGTATCGTCAGATCAACATGATGGTAATAGTGGATATACGTTCATGAATGAACTTGGAACATTCATGGCTTTAGACACAACATCAAGTCCAACAAATTTAAGAATTCAAAAAGATAACGGTTATATAGATTTTGGTGGCAACAATACCGAAACAATATTAAGAGTTGATACAAATGCCTCTTCCGTTAATGTCGGAACATATGGAACTTATAAAACATTAAATGTTAATGGAATGGATATAACGCCATACAGTGGAAGTATTATTGTTCCAATTGGTTCTATGGATAATCATACCTTATTAAATCTATATACAAGATTGCAAAACGACCAATTCGCAACATTTAATATTGATATATTTGGAACTACCTCAGATATCCCATCATATGATGTTATTGTAACAGGAACTTGGAAATTGTTTGTTTCTATGATCAAACAGAACAACAACATTACAGTTACTGGGGTTACAGAATTAGATTCTCAAATTTATGCCGCAGAACAAGCCACAGATGTCCCAAGTACTTGGAATGTTGATATCAGTTCAAACGGAATATTATTTGTTAATACCAAGGGTTCACAATATAAAGTCGCATTCGGTGCCGTAATTACAAAACTCTCCGTTCTCAATATTTCATTAGGTAATATTATCAATTAATATACCTGAATATCAGGATATTCCTGTTCGGAGAATATAATTATAATCAGGGGTTCTGCTTCGTGGATTGATTTGGTTTCTTTCCACTAAGGCACAGAACTACCCAAATCAGGAGAATTATAAATTATGTCATCACATACACTTCAAGTATCATCATTTACCGTTAACGGCTCAATGACAACAATACTACTCACAGGCGGACCAGCGACCTTGTACGTCGGAGACTCACTAGAAATCAATGGTCAAGCACTTGTAATATACACCACAAATGGCAGCACTAGTGCGGTCGTTCAAGGCGTATATACCCAAATCGCATACCTAGACGAAGTTACGGTAATACCAGCAGCACCAGCAGCGACAGTCGTTGAAAAGAAGTTCGTTCAACAAAATGACGGCGCTCTCAATGGCAGCTTAACAGACCTTCGTGCAACCTCTGGTGAATTCACCGGAGCTGTTGTAATCTCTGGCACCCTCGGCATGGGTGGAAATCAAATCAACAACGTTGCTGCCGGTGTTCTACCAATGGACGCAGTAAACGTTTCCCAATTGGAAACATACGTTTCTACTCAAATTTCGTCCTCAGACTCCGTAAACCTTGCATATATAAATGCGGTCAGCGATGATCTTGCATCAGAAATAGCTAGAGCTCTGGCGGCTGAAGGCGCTATTACTGGATCACTCTCTACAGAAATTTCAAATCGTCAAGAAGCAGACCAATCTCTTTCTGCCGCATTTAGTTCTGAAGTTAGTACTCTTTCAACAGCACTTTCCACAGAAGCTGCTGCCCGTGGAGCTGGTGACATAGCTACTCTAGCCTCTGCAAATGCATATACAGATGCAGCTATTAGCAATCTTATTGATGGCGCTCCAGAAGCTCTTAACACCCTCAACGAACTTGCTGCGGCACTTGGCGATGATGCAAATTATGCTACAACAATCGTAAATCAATTTACTTCTGTATCTACTTCTGTATCAACAGCACTTTCCACAGAAGCTGATGCCCGTGTAACGGGCGACAACTCTCTTTCCACAGCACTTGCTAACGAGATCTCCGCTCGTTCTACAGCAGTTGCGGGAGAAGCTGCTGCCCGTGTAGCTAATGATAACTCTCTTGCTTCTGCTATTGCTTCTGAAATAACAGATCGTTCTACAGCACTTTACATAGAAGCTGCTGCCCGTGTAACGGGCGACAACTCTATTTCCACAGCACTTTCTTCTGAAATTGAAAGAGCAATTAGCG